GAAGGGAGAGAACTTGAGTCTGGGAAAGAGATGCCTACGGATCTATTTAACGTGTTCGCAGGAAGCCGAACCAAAATAACGAGGAAATAGAAAAATGAACAAAGAACCAACAATCAAGAAGAATGGTGCATTGTCAACAAACGTTGTGTTTGAGGCCGATGCAAACGTTCAAACTGGAACAGTAACTCAAGATGATCTTGCGTTACCGTTTCTTAAAATACTTGGACAGTTATCTCCAGAAGTAAATAAGAGAGACGGTAAGTATGTAGAGGGAGCTGAACCTGGAATGATATACAATTCAGTAACAGGTGAACTCTTCAATGGTGAGCAAGGGGTCCAAGTGATACCTTGTTACTACAAACTCGAGTACGTCGAGTGGAAAGATAGAGGAAAAGATGGATCTGGTGCGCCAGTGAATATTTATCCTTCATCTAGTGACATCATGACTAAAACAACAAGAGGTGGAGACTTCAAAGATAGATTACCTAACGGTAATTATATCGAGAAGACTGCACAACATTTTGTAATAGTCAATGGTGCTACACCAACAACAGCATTGATTGCTATGAAGTCTACTCAATTAAAAATTAGTAGAAAATGGAATAGCATGATGCAAAGTATAAAGATGCAAGGTAAGAACGGTCTGTTTACACCCGCATCTTTTAGCCATCTTTATCAACTAAAAACTGTGCAACAGTCTAACGACAAAGGCACATGGTTTGGTTGGGAAGTGAGCAAGACAGGTCCAATTGAAAATGCGGACTTGTATCAACAAGCCAGAAGTTTTGCTGAAAGCATTTCCAAAGGAGATGTCCAGGTAAAACATGGCGAGGATGATTCAGCGAAAGCAGCAGACGGATCAGCTCACTATTAGAATTCCTTCAGAGGAATTGTTGCAACCGAGGTGGTGAAGCGAGAGTGGAGCCACCTCTACTAAATTATAAAGATGGAACAGAAATTTATAGAAATATTTACTGGTCTTAAAAGAGACTACGGTTATGCAGACATAACTTCTGCATATAAAGATCCATCTACTGGTAAATTAAAATTAAAATATGGTTGGGCAGCTAAACAACTTTTAGAGTCTGATTATTTAGATCATTTAAGTGGAACAAAGTCTATTGGTATTCAACCTTGTGATGATGAAGGACTCGCAAAATTTGGAGCCATTGACATTGACTCCGATGAATACGACAACTTTGATTTAAGAAAATATTTAGAAATTATTGATAAAAAAAATATTCCTGTTGTACCGGTTAAATCTAAAAGCGGTGGACTTCATATTTATGTTTTTTTTAAAGAGCCTGTTAAAGCAAGTTTTGTAAGAAACTTTTTAGATAAATTATTATTTACGTTTGATTTAAAAGCATCTACTGAAATTTTTCCAAAACAAACACAACTCGGTATTGGTTCGGATCAAAAACCTATCAACGGTAACTTTATTAATTTACCTTATTACAATCGTAATGAAAGAGTAGGTGTTAATCTTAACGGCACTGAGTTTACTTTTGAACAATTTATAAAAGTCGTCGAGGCTAACACAAAAACTAAAGAAGAACTAGAAGAATTTGCTAATGAATTAATTAGACTTGAACTTACTGGTGGTGCTGATGAATTTGTAGATGGTCCAGTATGTTTACAAAGATTATCTAAAAGTAAGTTAGATGATTATAGAGACAGATTTATTTATAACTATATGGTCTTTGCTAAAAAGAAATATCCAGACAATTGGGAGGAAAAACTTTTAGAAGGTGCTAGGAATTATATTGTATACGATAACATATGGGGAGATGAAAAAGTAAAACAAAAGATAAAAGCTTATAAAAAAGAAACTGCAGGACATACTTGTTCTGAAGAACCTATTAATAGTATGTGTGTTAAATCTGAATGTCTTAAAAGAAAGTTTGGGGTAGCATCTGACAAAGTTAAAAAGTTTCCAACACTTTCTGCATTAATTAAAATAGATTATTCTCCAGATCCAGAATTTAGATTCACCGTTCATTACAACGACAAAATAGAAGGTGAAACTACACAACAGATTATTGCACGAGATATTAACTACATCATGGACCAAGAAAAACTTAGACGTTTAATTGGAGCACATACACCTATTCCTCCACCGCGAATAAAAGGAGACGACATGCAAAACATTTTAGACACTTTATGGCAAGGAATGAAAACAGAAAAAGCTCCTCCAGGTACGTCACCAAAAGAAGTATTACATAAACATCTCGAAGACTATATTCATGGCGTTCCAGCAGTAAGTGATGCAGCTTTTAGAAGTGGTAGTACCTTAATCGATACAGATGGATATGCCTATTTTGTATTTGATCCGTTTTATAATTTTTTAAAAAATAAAGAATGGAAAGCTAAGATAGATAGGACAGGACAAATGTTAATGGATTTTTTTGAGGCAGAACTTCGACATCCCAAAAGATATCCTAAAAAAAATACTGAAAAAAAATCTAATAACCCAGTAAGATGTGTAAAAGTTTCTATGACCTACTTTGAAAAAGAAGATAATGAAATAGAAATTTTACCTATGAAGAGTAAACAAAACATTCTTTAATGACAAAAGTTGTAAAAATATATGGCCCTCCAGGCACAGGGAAAACAGAAAAATTAATTAGAAGAGCAATGGCTTATATTCGAGTCGGCACCCCTGTAAATAAAATAGGTTACTTTGCATTTACACGTAAGGCAGCCAATGAAGCAAGAGACAGAATGCTTAAAAAAAATCCTCAATATAAAAAGAAACAATTAAGATATTTTCAAACCCTACACTCACTAGCCTTTCACAGTTTAGGATTAAGAGAGGAAAATGTTATGCAAGATTATCATTACAACGATCTTGGAAAAGAATTAAGTATAAGGGTCAACGCTAAAAAAGATGCGGACGCTTCTCCTTATTTAACTTGTGACAATGAATATTTTCAAATTATTTTAAAAGCAAAAGAAAAAGATATTCCTGTATGGGACGAGTATTGTACCGCCGAACATTCTACAAATGTAAACCCAGATTTATTAAAACACATTGAAGCAAATTATAATAATTACAAACACCCAGACGTTAATAATCTAGTAGACTTCACCGACATGATTCATGATATTGTACAACAACCAACTAAAGTTCCAAACTTTGATGTGGTGTTTATTGATGAGGCTCAAGATCTTTCTCCGATACAATGGAAACTTTATGATATTTTAAAATCTAAATCAAAAAATATCTATCTTGCAGGAGATGATGATCAAGCTATTTATGGATGGGCTGGTGCAGATGTGGATAGATTTATTAATGAACCTGCAACAGAAAAAGTTTTGTCTAAGTCTAGAAGAATTCCTAAAGCAGTGCAGGACATCTCAGAAATTATTACTGCACGAATCGAAGGATTAAGAGCAACCAAAAATTATTTACCAAGAAACGAAGAAGGATTATGTAGTAAAATCAATAGTTTAGAAAACATTGATCTTTATCAAGATAGCTGGTTAATCTTAACAAGAACAATATCAAGATCTAAAGAGATATGTAATTTATTAAAAGTAAAAGGTTTATATTATGAAAACAAACATCAAAAAAGTTACAATACAAAACTGTATAGAGCCATCATAAATCACACTAAGTGGTTAAATGGAGAAGAGGTAAGTGAGACAGCATTAGAAGATGTTAAAGAATACATGGGGGATCGAGAACTTAAAAAAGATTTAAAATGGTTTGAATGTTTTGATAATGCACCAGCAGAGGATAAAATTTACATACGATTAATGTTATCTAATAAAGAAAAATTAAGTGAAAATGCACGAATCAAAGTATCTACAATTCATGCTGCAAAAGGTGGTGAATGTGAAAACGTAATTTTAGTATTAGACAATGCTAAAAAAATAAGAGAAGCTACGATTAAAAGCATAATAAAACGTGACGAAGAACATAGAGTATGGTATGTAGGTTGTACGAGAGCAAAAAGAAACTTATATTTAATGAGAGCAAAAATAGAACGAAAGGGCTACCAATTATGACAACAAAAGATATATTTGAGGAAGCGTTTCCTCAATACACTCAGATAGGGGGGAATCACTACACTAAGTTTCCCATTCAACCTTATGAATTTATTTCTAAAAATGATCTTTCTTTTTTTCAAGGCAACGTCGTAAAATACGTTTGTCGTTATCAGAGGAAGGGAGGAATAGAAGACCTTAAAAAAATAGTGCATTACTGTCAATTGGAAATGTTGAAAATAAATGATACAAAAAATAAAAAATGAAGGTACCTTTATTTGAAGCACAAACAGAATGGAACGAACCTGAAGAGTATCCAGATCTAAGAAAATACGATGAGATTGCTGTAGACTTAGAAACAAAAGATCCAGATTTAAAAACAAAAGGTTCTGGATCTGTAATTGGTCATGGAGAGGTAGTTGGGATTGCTGTTGCTGTGCCAGGAAAAAAATTTTATTTTCCAATTGCTCATGGATCGGGGCCAAACATGGATAAGAAAAGAACTCTTAATTGGTTCCAAGATGTATTAGCTAGTGACGCTATAAAAATATTTCATAACGCCATGTATGACGTGTGTTGGATTAGGTCTATGGGTTTAAAAATTAATGGACAGATAGTCGACACAATGATTGCAGCATCTTTAATTGATGAAAACAGATTTAGATTTGATTTAAATAGTTTATCTTGGGATTATCTAGGTCATGGTAAAAATGAAGCTGCTCTTAATGAAGAAGCAAAATCTAGAGGACTAGATCCTAAAGCAGATATGTGGCAGCTACCTGCAATGTATGTTGGGTCTTATGCAGAAAAAGATGCTGAACTTACTTTAGAACTTTGGCAAATATTTAAAAAAGAATTATTACATCAAGATGTTGAGTCTATTTTTGAACTCGAGACAGATCTGTTTCCTTGTCTGGTCGATATGAGATTTCTTGGAGTGAGGGTGGACGTTGAAAGAGCTCATAAACTAAAGCAACAATTAACATTAGAAGAAGAAAAATTACTCCACCAAATAAAAAAAGAAACAGGAGTAGAAGTTCAATTGATGGCTGCAAGAAGTGTTGCCAAAGTTTTTGATAAACTTGGTTTATCTTACGAAAGAACTGCGAAATCACAGGCACCTTCTTTTACTAAAAATTTTATTTCTAATCATGAACATCCAGTAGTTAGAATGATTGCTAAAGCTAGAGAAACTAATAAGGCTCATACTACTTTTATAGATACCATAATTAAACATGAACACAAAGGCAGGATTCATGCCGACATAAATCAAATAAGGTCAGATCAAGGCGGAACTGTGACCGGTAGATTTAGCTATTCAAATCCTAATTTGCAGCAACTTCCTGCTAGAAATAAGGATCTTGGACCTATGATTAGGTCTATTTTTATACCCGAGAAGGGCCATAGATGGGGTAGTTTTGACTATTCTCAGCAAGAGCCTAGGTTGGTAGTGCATTATGCAGCTTTACACAAATTTCCGTCTGTAAATGATGTAATAGATAATTATGAAAACGACACCTCAACGGACTTTCACCAAGTAGTAGCGGACATGGCAAAGATTCCAAGGTCACAAGCCAAAGTAATTAATTTAGGATTATTTTACGGCATGGGTAAAGCAAAACTCCAGGCTGAGTTAGGTGTATCAAAAGACAAAGCAGTAGAATTGTTCGATCAATACCACGCTAAAGTTCCCTTCGTTAAGCAGCTAATGAATAGTGCTTCCAATCGTGCCCAAGAGCGTGGTCAAATTCGAACTCTCTTGGGACGATTGTGTAGATTTCATTTATGGGAGCCTAATCAATTTGGTATGCACAAAGCATTGCCACATGAAGAAGCGTTACAGGAACACGGACCAGGAATTAGAAGAGCGTTTACTTACAAATCTTTAAATAAATTAATTCAAGGATCGGCCGCTGATATGACAAAGAAAGCCATGTTGGATTTATATAAAAATGGTATAGTAGCTCACGTGCAAATTCATGATGAACTTTGTATTTCTGTTAAAGATCAAGAACAAGCAAATAAAATTGTTCAGATCATGCAGGAGGCAGTCACTTTGGAAGTTCCCAACAAAGTAGATTGTGAATTAGCAAACAATTGGGGAGACATTAATGGTTAATTATGGCTTATTTAAACGCAAACATACCTGTCATAGAATGTTATGTCAGAGGCAACTATCTAAGAGATCAAAAAGATTCACACGATAAATATTTTGAAGTAGGAGTATTTGGATTTAGTTCTATTCCAAACAGGGTGCCATTGTTTCATTTTTTAATGGAAGATGGTGGCCTATGGTGGAGAGCACCTATTACTGCATTCTGTACTAAACCCGGAGTAAAAGAGCTGCCTCTTGATGAAGTAGTTATGTGGGATAGTTTTAGTTACAATGTAAT